TATGCTGAACTTATAAGACTAGCTGATTTATACGGAGAAGACACGGCTGCGTTGAAAGAAGCACAACGTACTAAAGAACAAGAATTACAAGATAAGTTTGACGAAGAGGATAAAGCTAAGCTTCTTAAAAAACAAGAAGAAAAGGTATCACAGTTAGAGCTAGAAAATGAGTTTGATACTATGACTTTCGACGAGCAGAGAGAAGTATTAAAGCAAAGGAGAGATGCTATTAAAGGAGATGAGTTATTATCTACAGAACAAAAGAATGAGTTATTAAAACAATATTCAGATGCTAGTGTAGCTATAACAGATGCAGAGTTTGAAGCTAAGCAGACTGCTATGATGGGCTATGCAAGTGCGTTATCAGATGTTAGTGGGATTATAGGTAAAGAAACTGCGGCTGGTAAGGCTATGGCAGTTGCGGCTTCATTAATTAGCACTTATTCGTCTATAGCTGGACAATTACAAGCTTTTAGTAAAGTACCAGTGCCAGGTTATGCTATTGCTCAAGCGATTGCTACTGGTGCGGTTGGTTTAGCTAATGTCAAAAAGATTATATCTACTAAAGTGCCTAAGTCTAGCGGAGGAGGAGGAGCTTCAGCGCCATCAGTTGGAGGAGCAGCGGCTACACCACAAGCTCCTAGTTTTAATATAGTTGGTGCTACAGAAACAAGTCAATTAGCCGAAGCAGTAGGAAGTCAAACACAACAACCAATACAAGCTTATGTAGTAGCTAATGACGTGACTACTGCACAGAGTTTAGAAAACAATATAGTAGAGGGAGCAACGATTGGTAGTTAAATACAAAAAACAAACTTAATACGTTATTATAATATGAGAATTGTAGAACTAGTAATAGAAGAAGAAGACGACAGTTTATTTGCTGGAATAGACGCTATAAGTATAGTAGAATACCCAGCGATAGAAGAGAATTTTGTCGCACTTAATAAACAAAAAGAGTATAAACTAGCAGAAGTAGACACAGATAAGCGGTTATTGACTGGAGCGTTACTTGTTCCAAATAAGATGATATACCGAAAGGATGGCGAGGATGAGTATTATATTCATTTTTCTAAAGAAACTGTACGTAAGGCTTCTGAAATGTTTTTGATGAACGGTAATCAAAACAATTCTACGTTCGAGCATAAGTTTGAGTTATCTGGATTAAGTCTTGTTGAGAGCTGGATAGTTGAAGACGAGGTAAAAGACAAGAGTCAAGTATACGATATGGATTTGCCAGTCGGAACGTGGGTAGGTACTATGAAAGTAACTAACGAAGAAGTATGGCAAGAGTACGTTAAAAGCGGCAAGGTAAGAGGTTTCAGTATTGAGGGATACTTTGTTGAGCGTTCTAAGAAAGAAGAGCTAAGTAAAGAGATTGAGGCTGGAATGGAGCTATTAAAAATAAAGGAAATGATACTCCAGTCGGAAGTAGAATTAGAGTCATACAATGATTATCCTCAAAGCGCTACAAACAACGCAAAGAGAGCGTTAGAGTGGAAGAAGAAGAACGGAAGTAGTTGCGGCACACAAGTAGGCTGGACAAGAGCTGGACAATTAGCGAGGCGAGAAAAAATAAGTAGAGATACAATTTCTAGAATGGCGTCATTTAAAAGACATCAACAGAATAAAGACGTTCCTTACTCAGAAGGATGCGGTGGAATTATGTGGGACGCTTGGGGGGGAACTTCTGGAGTAGAGTGGGCTATCAATAAACTAGACAAGCTAGACAATGAAAAGAAATGAGAAAACACCTAGTAGAACAAGTCCTAAAAACGCAAAGAGAGGTTGTTTGTGTAAAGACTCTAACACTTATCACGTAGATTGTTGCGATGGAAGTTTGTGGGCGCAAGGAATAGGAAGAACAAGCGGAGAAGTTTTGAGTGGAGTGTGGTATGGATACAATGTTCAAAGATGTTCCAACGGGCATACGCATCACGTTCATATGCACGACACAGAACTAGAGGTAGGTAAGACATATTATTTAACTTTAGAAAATAATCATAATGAATGTTATACTGTATTAGAGACGAGTCACGCAGAAGGAATACATATAAATAGTGCGTCTGTTGGTTACAATGACTGTGAGACTTGTGAAGACGCTAATTAAACGAAAATGCAAAATATTAATTAAACACGTTATAATAGTATGAACACGAAGAAAAAAGTATACGAAGCTTTGGCAAATAACACAAATAAAGTCAATTTGTCCTTAGTAATAGAGCTAGATAATGCTTACCAAAGTTTAAAAAGTAATATTGATAGATTTAATACGGATGCTACAAGACTAGACTCAGTTGCAAAAGAATTAATAGAATACAGAAGAGGTATAGAAGACTTATCTAATGAGTTTAAAGGTCAGTTTTCTGAATTAAATAGTGTGTTAGATAATATAAACAGTTATCAATATGAACTTTTGACTATTATAGGAGAGGCACAGAATAAAACACAAGAGTTAGGTGTTTCAATGACTGATTTATTCCCAGACTTTAAAGAGGCAAATAGTTTAGTAGAGTGGAAAGTAGAAGAAAATTTAAGTAATGATGTTTTAAATGAAGCGTCAGATATGAATTTAATATAATATTAATATGAACACAAAGAAGAAAGTATACGAGGCTTTAAGTCGAGAAGTTAAAAAAGTAGATTTATCAGCAATTTCTGATTTAGAGCAAGCAATAGGTTTGCACTCAGTTGATAGTAATAACTTTGCAGAAGTTTTGGTTTTAGAGCCAAAAGCGATTGATTTTAGTAAGGCTATGAGCCAAGTATTCTCTGTAATGAATGATTTTGTTCAAACATATGAGTATATAGAAAGTAACTACAGTGAACAGTCATTATTGCAGTCTTCAGCTAGTTTAGGAGCGGCTATGAGTAGGTTTGCTGAATTATCTGGAGAATTAGGCGTAGACCATATGTCAAATCCAACATACGAACACGCATTAGAAGCCTATGACGACTTAAATGAAATAACTAAAATGTCTTCTGATTTTTTATCTAAATATCAAGACGATTACAGAGTTGCTAAGTCGATACAAATTATTTAATATAAATCAATAATTAATAATCAATATGAAAACGACAGAAATGTTATCAAAAATTAAAGCTCTATTGAATGCTAGTGTAAACTTAGCAGAGATGAAGCTAGACAATGGTACTGTGTTAGAAGCAGAAAGTTTTGAGGCTGGTTCGTCTGTTTTTATTAAGACTGAAGATGAAAAGGTAGCGTTACCTATCGGAGAGTACAAGTTAGAGGATGGACGTTCTCTAGTTGTAGAGGAAGAAGGCGTTATTTCTTCTATCGGAGAAGCGGTAGAGGAAGCTCCATCGGAAGAAGTCGAGGTAGAAGCTGAGGAAGAAGTAATTGAAACTGAAGTACCAGCAGAAGTTGCTCCAGAAGTGGAAGCGATTGTAGAAGCAGTAGTTGAAGTGATTGCTCCAGCTATTGAAGAGGTAAAAGAAGAGCTTAGAAAATTAAAAGCTAAGTTTGAGGACAAAAAGCCAGAAGAAAAGAAAGAAGAGAAGAAAGAAGAAATGTCTCGTACTTTCAAGCATAGTCCAGAAAGAAACAAAAGTAAAAAACAAGAGATTAAATTCTCACAAAATAAACCAGAAACAACTCTAGATAGAGTGTTGAAACAATTAAATAAATAAAAATGAAAAGAAGAGTAGATTTAGCAGACGTAGATAACTCTCTCAACAGTTTAGCAACAACCTATGCTGGAGAGTTTGCTGGCAATTACATTGCAGCAGCTTTATTGAGTGGTAAAACATTGAGTGAAGGCGCTATTACTGTAAAGCCAAACGTAAAATTTAAAGAAGTAATTAAGAAGGTAGCAACAACAGACCTAATCGCTGACGCAACTTGTGATTTTGATTTGTCTGCGGACGTATTGACTTTGACTGAGAGAATCCTCCAGCCAAAAGAATTTCAAGTAAACCTACAATTATGTAAGAAAGACTTTAGAAATGACTGGGAAGCGGTACAAATGGGTTATTCAGCTTATGACAATATGCCTCCAAAGTTTTCTGATTTCTTAATCGGACACGTAGCGTCTAAGATTGCTGAGAAGACAGAGCAAACTATCTGGGGTGG